CTACAGGTATGGTACGAGTGCTTGCGGTACTGCCTCAGGCTAAGGTTGTATTTCTGCCAGATCGTCCCGGCATCAAAGATATCAGTGACTATGTGACATCAGGTGGTGATTTGTACGAACTGATGAAGACCGCTCGAACCTTTAATGGCCTAGGTGAAGTTATCGAAGACCGCTCCAAGCGAATAAGCATTTGGCAACAAACATACTTTCATGATGCCTACATCAAGGAACATACCAAACCCGTTCCTGAAAAGCGCGAACATGCCCGAACCAGTACCGATGTAGTTTTACGTGCCAAAGAATACCCGATTGCTGAATTGATTGAGTTCAAAATGGGCAAATCACGCTGTTTGTGGCACAACGAGAAGACTTCATCCATGCACTACTACAAGGACAACAACCGTGTGTATTGTTTTGGCTGTGCCAAAGGCGGTGATGCGATAGACGTATATAAACAACTCCATAATTGCTCCTTTAGCGAAGCAGTCAAGAACCTCCAATGAAACTCGCCGAATTAAAAAAGCAGGTATTAGAATACCAGTATTTTGAGGACACCGACATTATAGACGTGGCCTTGGCTTCGATCATTGCCACACGACTTAAAATGGGCGACCCAATCTGGCTTATCCTCATTGGTCCATCATCGGGCGGTAAGTCGCAGATATTGCGTCCTTTGGCACTGACCGATGCTAAATTCATGCACCGTATAGACGATCTGACGGAGAATACCTTTTTATCTGGTACACAAGCGAAGGGTGGCGGTGATGTGTCTTTGCTTAATCGTATTGGTCCACACGGTATGGTGGTTATTTCCGATCTCACGATCATCTTCTCGAAGTCACCCGAAGCACGGGCCTCAATCCTTTCACAGTTCCGTATGATCTATGACGGTGAGATGATCAAACATTCCGGCACAAAGGACAAGCCGATCATGTGGAAAGGGTATTTAGGTATCTTGGCCGGATCTACGCCATCCGTGTACCGCAGTTTTGAAGAAGTGGCTGACATGGGAGAGCGCTTTATTTACTACCGCATGAAAGATTACGATGCCGAAAAAGCCACCCGATTGTCTATGAAACGCAGTTTGTACGGTAAACAACTGGATGAAAAGCTGTCAGAGTTATATATAGAGTATCTTAAAGAGGTTGTTCTTAGTACCGGAACACAGGAAGTAATACTCTCTGAAGAAGTGCAGGAACGTATAATTAAGATCGCTATCCTTGCTGAAAAGATTCGAACGACCACACACCTTGATTGGCAACGAGTAATGGATCGTCTACCAGTTGCAGCTATGCCAATGCGTGTGTCGTTGCAACTTATGGCAATTGCCAAAGGACTGGCTATGCTCCGTAAGCATGAAGGTAAGGAGTTATCAGAACAAGATATACAGATACTTGAATGGTGTGGGTATAGTTTGGCTAACGAAGAAAAGAGAGCGTGTTTGAAGCTATTGGCACGTATGCCGTTTGAAATGGGAGTGACTACTTCAGTCGTTGCTGATTACATTGGTCTTTCTACTGAAGTAACTAAGATCATTTTACAGAACATGTCTGCTACAGGTGTAATAACGAGGCATGGAAGCGGAGGAGGATTGACGTGGTATATCACTAAGGAGAATGATCTAGGGATTATCCGCAGATTAGAGAAGGTTATTGAGAACCCTGATCTACGTGTACGTGATGTAAGTCATGAAGAAAAGGATGAAATGAAGGCAATTACTGACCACGCATTTGAACAGTTTAATCAATAAGTGTCAAAAAATGATAAAAACCGTGTAAATGACACGGTTTTTTATTTTGTCAAATTACTAGACGAATTGGCGAAAATTGACGAAAAATGATTGAAATATGGCTTAACCACGTGGGCTATGTACTTTGTCATAAAGTGTGGTGTTATTCTACGGCTCAACACAGGCTCGGTGTGGAAAAAGTAAGAAAACAGAGTCCCTTTTTGCTCTATACGGGGGTATCCGCGGATACCCCCAGTATAGAGTGATAAAATAGTAAAGTCAAGCCTTTAGGCCTTGCGTTCTTCTATTATGTGTGTTTGAACTATGTTGGGGTTTTTACTCCTGTGTACAACACGTTTTTATGGGAAATGCTATACTATTTCCATGAAACATATTGCGACTGGAATCATGGCTGTCAGTGCTATTGGCGCTTTGATGTATGCCGGTTCATCTTCAAGGGATCGTACATTTCCTCCTGTCGGGTGGGGTGTGGCAAAACCTGCGATAACTCAGTCGAATATACAGGACACTGTTTGTAACCCCCACTGGTCAACATCTTCCATTCGTCCGTCTTCAAGTTATACAACTGCGCTTAAAATAAAACAGTTGAAAGAAATGGGATATACGGATTTGAAGACGGCTGATTATGAGGAGGATCATATTATTTCCCTCGAACTTGGGGGAAGTCCGACTGACCCGAAGAATCTCTGGCCCGAACCATACGCAGGTGAATTGGGAGCACGTCAAAAAGATAAGGTTGAAAACTATTTACATCGACAAGTATGTGCGAATAAGATGACTTTGGAAGAAGCACAAAAAGAGATATCAACAGATTGGGTTGCGGTATACAGACAAAATAAGTTATAGTTAATCCATACTAGCGATAACTATAATATAAAATATGTCCCAACTTCGTAAAGTTTCAAAGATCGGAATACCTGCACGTGATGCTCTTGTCAAAGGCGCCGATTATATGGCAAATGCGGTCAAGATGACCCTTGGTCCCTTCGGACTTAATTTTGCACTGGAGAAAAATGGCGAAATTACTAATGATGGAGTTACCATTGCTCGTGAGATTGTATCAGGTTCAATTCATGATGAGATTGAAGCCCGTGGCGCCCGTATGATGCTTGAGGCTGCCACTAAAACTGAAGAACGGGGATGTGATGGAACTACAACGGCCACCATTCTTGCACAGGCTATTACTGCCGAAGCTATTTCTCGATTGCCTTCTTTGGGTATGGCAAATACTAAAAGCAAGATGAAGCCGTCCGAAGTCCGTTCACAGATTGAAAGAGAATGCGGGGAAGTGATTGGAAAGTTAAATGAGATGGCAATTCAAATCAAGGATGAAAAATCTTTGATTAAATCTGCATTCGTATCAACAGGCGATAAAGAACTTTCAGAAATGCTCGGCAAGACGCAGTTTGAATTGGGAAAGGAGGGATATATCATTGCGGAAGAAACGGCGGATAAGTTTTGTTCAGTCGAGAAGATACATGGAATAAAAATTGATAATGGCATTGTCAGTTCGCTTGCAATAAATAACGCGGAAAAGCAGACGCTTGATTTGAAGGATATCCCCATTTTAATGACAAACTATGTCATCAAGGATTTGTGTCCGGC